AAGTACTTCAAGCTTAACTGTCCTCTTGATGGTGAATACAAGACAGGAAAGAACTGGGCAGAAACCCATTGACATCTGTCTGGAATAACTATACACTATAGACTATCGTTAACTGGAGAACCAACAAATGGCTACTGCTACGAAGACTGTGACTGGTGAGTTCCACACCAAGGTTTACTTCGCCCATGTTCAGGAACCTTCTCAGTTCGGGAACTATGAGGTTAACCTTGCAGTCACCCCTGAGATTGAGAAGAAGTTGATTGAGCTTCGCCTTGACAATAAGATCAAGGACGGGAAGGAGCGGATCAATGACGGGGGGAAGTATATCACCCTTCGCAATCCTGTGGTTGATCTCAAGGGCTTTGAGTCTGAGATGGTCATCATTGATCAGGCTGGTAAGAGGACCAAGGCGTTGATTGGTAATGGCTCTGAGTGTATTGTGTACTGGCGCTCTTACGACACACCCAAGTATGGCAAGGTTATCAAGCTTGGCAAGATGATTGACTGGGATGAGGACAACAAGAAGAAGAAGTTCGGAACCCTGAAGGTCATTGAACTTGTCGAGTTCTCAAAGCCTTCCGGTGACTTTGCTGATGCTCTTGAAGAGTCTGCTGATCCTTTCCCTCCTTCCGAGGATCTGAAGAAGAAGGACATGACCTTTGAGATTGAGGCTTAAATGGGAGAGCCAACACCAGACTACTATTCTATTCAAGAAGACACAGACTATGACATGTACTATAAACCTGTTGAATGGAAAGAGTTGGTAGAAGAAACCAAGGGGGATTCTGTGGAGTCCCCCTCCCACTATCGTTCAGGCAAGGTTGAATGTATCGACTACCTCAAGGATAACATGCCTTTTGAAACCTACCTTGGGTTTCTTGAGGGTAACACCAAGAAGTATCTCCACCGTTGGAGGTACAAGAAGAAGCCTCTGGAAGATCTTAAGAAAGCCCAGTGGTACTTGAACAGACTTATTATGGAGCTTGATGATGGACCTTGATGACTACCAGAACAAGGCACTGGATACTCTGTTGGTAAACACAGAAGAGCATCTGACCTATGGCCTTGCAGCAGAGGTGGGCGAGGTTATGTCTTTGATGCAGAAGATTGCCCGTCAAGATCCAAGGTACTGGAGTCAGGAACCTGATGAGTTCTTTGGTGAGTACACCCCGTTGTTCAAGGAAAAGATCTTTGCTGAACTAGGTGATGTACTCTGGTATCTGGCTTGTCTGGCCAACTATCACGGCTTCCCTTTGTCTGCCATTGCCGAACATAACCTTGAGAAGTTGGGCAAAAGGAAGGCAGAAGGAAAGATTCAAGGTGATGGAGATAACAGGTGAGTTCAATCAATACACTGGTCAAAGATATCTATCGTCTGCTTGAGGAAGGGACTGAACAGGATACCTTTGAGGCTTGTCAGATGTTTGGCCAAAGGCTGGCCAGTCTGATGTATGACAGGCTCAAGCCCAAGGAAGACAGGCGTACCCTTAGGATGTCTAACGTAGGCAAACCTGACAGGATGTTGTGGTATGAGTGCAACCCCTATGTCAAGAAGGAAGAGTTCAATGGACCTACCTATCTTAAGTTTCTTTACGGAGATATTATTGAAGAGGTTGTACTTCTTCTGGCAGAAGTCTCAGGTCATTCTGTCTCAGACAGGCAGCGTGAGGTTGATGTTAACGGTATCATTGGTCATATTGATGCTGTCATTGACGGTGTGTTGGTTGATGTAAAGTCTACATCTCCGCACTCATTTAAGAAGTTCAGAGATGGCACCCTGAAAGAAGATGATCCCTTTGCATATATCCCTCAGTTGTCTGGGTATCTTCAAGGAACCAAGATGACTGATGGTGCTTACGTTGCTGTTGACAAACAGAATGGATACATCACTGTCATGCCTCTTGAAGACACAGACCGGGTTGGTATCAAGGAAAGGATTGATCACATCAAGGAAGTGGTCCTTCAGAAGGAACCACCTCCCCGGTGCTTCAGTCCTGAACCTATGGGTAAGTCCGGTAATCTTAAGCTTCCTCCGGGTTGTTCTTACTGTCCCTTCAAGGTAGAATGCTGGAAGGATGTTGGCCTGAGGAAGTTTATCTACTCCACTGGCCCTGTCTGGATGACACATGTAGAGAAAGAACCTGAAGTCATGGAAGTTGATGTATAAGTATGGACACTGGATCTCCAAGGTAAAGATAAACCCAGATGAATACTTTGGGTTTGTCTATCTTATCCATTGTCTTATCAATGGTAAAAAGTATATCGGGAAGAAACAGTTCCATTCCTATCGTAAAAAGAAGAAGCATAAGGAAACAGATTGGAAGACATACACAAGTTCTTCTGTTGAATTAAATCAGGATATCAAGAACTTCAAGAAGAATAACTTCAGGTTTACTATCCTTGGTCTGTATAAAACAAGAGGAGGTCTGGTATATGCCGAGGCTAATCTACAGCACAAGCATAATGTGTTGACAGAATCTGACATCAACGGTAGACTATGGTACAATAAACAGATAGGATCTATCAAGTTCATCCCAAAAGAATATTAACAGCCGTAAAGGCGTACTACCCGTAGCTCAACTGGACAGTAGCAAGTGCCTTCTAAGCACTAGGTTAGAGGTTCGAGTCCTCTCGGGTAGGCCAGCCCAGTTAGTTAAATGGAGATAACAGTTGATTTGTAATCATCAATTGCGGGTTCGATTCCTGCACTGGGCACCAGTTTTCCTGATGCTCACAGTACCAGCCAATGCAGATGTAGCGTCATGGTATGGTCCCGGTTTTCATGGAAGGTTGACTGCCAATGGAGAAAGATTCAATCGTAATGCTCTTACTGCTGCTCACCGTACCCTTCCTTTTGGGACTATCGTTAGGGTTACTTATCGGGGCAAGTCTGTCGTTGTCAGGATTAATGACAGGGGTCCCTTTATAAAGGGCAGGACCATTGACTTGTCAGAAGCGGCAGCAAGGAAGATCGGTTGTTCAGGTGTTTGTGATGTGACTGTGACTGTAATCAAGCGAGGTAAGAAATGACAGACTATCAGACAGACTACAAGATTATGTATGAAGAACTCCGTGCCTTGGTCAGACTGTATTTTGAAATCAAAAACGATGATGGTACAGTATATGATCATGATGATTGGATTGAGGCTCTTGAAAATACAGAGATAGATCTTTGTTTGCTTGTTGGTCTTATCAGTGAAGAGGACCTTGATGACTAAAACCCATCTGGTAATCCCAGATCCACATGCCAGTCCTGATGAGGATCTGTCCCGGTTTACCCTTCTTGGTAAACTGATTGCCAGTGTCAAGCCTGATACAGTAGTCTGTATTGGTGACTGGGCTGACATGCCTAGCCTGTGTTCCTATGACCGTGGGACCAAGGGCTTTGAGGGCAGGAGATACAGGAAGGATATCGAAGCATCATGTCTTGCACAGGAGATGATGTTCCGCCCTATTCGTGAGGCCAAGAAAAAGCTCCCACGGTTCATCATGACAACAGGGAACCATGACTATGCCCGTATTGAAAAGGCTATCCAGAAAGATGCAGTCTTGGACGGAACCATCTCAGTTGAAGATCTACAATACAAGGACTTTGGGTGGGAGGCTTACCCTTTTCTGGAACCTGTTGAAGTGGACGGTGTATATTACGCGCACTATTTCCCAACGGGGGTTATGGGTAGAGCTACAAGCGGTGAACATCAGGCGTACACCCTCCTTACAAAACAATTTGTATCTGCCACGCAGGGTCACACTCACACTAGAGATTTCTGCGAGAGGACTGGACCTGATGGACGAAGACTTCTTGGACTTGTCGTCGGATGTTATGTAGACAGGGTGCATGAGTATGCAGGACAGGCCAATAAGATGTGGTGGTCTGGAGTTGTGGTAAAGAGAGGGGTTAGTCAAGGGATGTATGATCATGAGTGGATCAGTCTGGACAGGATCAAAGATGAGTTTAAGTAGACGAGGTTACGATGTCGTTCGAACTTAAGCAACTTATCCTTGACAGGTTCTCTTTGACTGAGCTTGTGGAAGCTCTTGACTTGGACCCTGAAGAGTTCTATGATAGGTTTGAAGACATCATCTTGGCTCAACTGGATAAACTTAAAGAGATCGACAATGGGCTGGAGAAAGAAAACCTTTCAGAAGAAACCTAAGAACAGAAACCCGTATGCAAGGGAGTTGGCTGAAGACAAGTACAGGCAACGTATAAAAGAATCAGATAAAGTATATACCAGAAAGAAATTGAGGATCAAAGATGTATACGAATATGATGACTCTGCCAACTGACTATCAGGCTTTCATCCATAAGTCTAGGTATTCCAGATGGATTGAAGAAGAGAACCGTAGGGAGTCTTGGGAAGAAACTGTTGACAGGTTCATGGACAATGTTGTTGCCCCTAAGCTACATGACGTAGAGACTTTCAAGGCTATCAAAAATGCTATCCTCAACCTTGAGATCATGCCCAGTATGCGTGCCATGATGACTGCTGG